GTTGATAGGACTGCTGGTACTGATGTTGACCTAGAGATCTGGCCTAAACTAAGAAGTACATATTCAGGTGAAACTGTTATCTACAATAACCCAAAAGGTGTCTTTAGGCTTGGTCAGAGTACAACAGCTTGGTCGATAGATAATGCAAGTTTCTACGGTATCTCCTTTGACGCTATAGAGGCTCTACAGTAATGTCCCGTTCCCTACCCTCAGTTATTACTAATGCCTTAGATGATGATGTCGTTAATCCCTTCTTTGCTGTTGAGTTAGACTTTGATGACACAGATGTCCTGCGCCTGTGGACTGGTGTGGGTATTCTTACATTCGGTGGACATGACTGGACTGGTGCTGGTACACTCTTAGGTATCTCAGCTATTGAAGAGACTACAGAGACTGCTGCTAGAGGGGCTGATATTACTATCACAGGTCTACCCTCTGAAGTAATATCTTTAGCTCTCAGTACCCCCTATCAAGGTAGAACCTGTAAGATATACTTTGGTGTTTCTTCTACATCTATGACTGAAATATTTTCTGGTTATATGGATGGGATGAATATTGCTGAAGGTGCTGACACAGGCACTATCCAAGTTAAGGTTGAGAATAAATTGATTGACTTAGAGAGAGCTAGGGTTTCTAGGTATACTGCTGAATATCAGAGGTCTAGAAATATAGCTGGTGCAAGTACAGATGCGGGATTTGATTTTGTAGCTACAATGCAAGATCAGAAACTGGCTTGGGGTAGGAGTTCTGGAAGCTAATGGCTTTAGATATTGATTTATTAGATAAAGATTCTGCTCTTGGGGCAGCTATAACAGCAGCGGTTATAATTGCCTTGCACTATGTGACAGGGGGAGCTAGTACAGCTTATCTTGGTGGACAAGGTGCAAGTGTTTATGCTGTCGCTGCTACTTATGGTGGATTGCAGTACGGAACATCCGTATTAACAAAAGCCTTAATGCCTCAACCAGAACTTAGAGGTGGTGACCAAGGTTATCAAATAACTCAAAGAGGCTCAACTATGCCTCATCAGATTATCTATGGTAAAACTAGGATAGCTGGTGGTATAGTATTCCAAGGCACAACTCAGGATAATAAATATCTACACACTGTACTAGCTTTCGCTGGACATGAAGTAGAAGAGTTTGAGACTATTTATTTTAATGATGAAGTTCTTACATTAAGTGGAAATAATGTTACGGCCCCAGCTAAGTATGCTGGTAAAGTTAAGATTGTTAAGAAGCTAGGTACAACTACACAAACTGCTGTTACATCTTCAGATTTAGGTGTAGCTCCACCCTCACAGTGGACAACGGATTGTAAACTTTTAGCTACAGCTTACCTATATGTTATGTTAGAATATGACGCCGATGCCTTTCCCAATGGCGTACCTGAAATTACAGCTATAGTTAAGGGTAAGAAGGTATATGATCCTCGTACAGGTAGTACAGCTTGGTCTGATAACCCTGCACTATGCTTAAGGGACTACATTACGTCAGGCAAAGGTAATAGCAATACAACGATTTACAACTACGGTATTAGTGAAGATATTGAGAATGTAGATGACACACTTGTAAGTACTGCCGCTAATGTTTGTGACCATTTAAATTACCCTACTCTGTCAGGGGGAACTAGGTTCTCAACAAACGGGGCCTTTACGACTAACACTACTCCCTACGACGCTATACAGAACTTGTCTACAGCTATGGGCGGTTTACTTTGGTATGCTCAAGGTAAGTGGAGAATGAAGCCAGCTTACTACACAAGTCCAGTACTAGATCTTAATGAAGACGACTTAAGGTCAGGTATATCTGTAAATACAAGGCACTCACGAAGAGACAACTTTAACGTAGTCAAAGGTACATTTAGGGGTCCAGAGAGTGACTACCAGCCATCTGACTTCCCTCAAGTGCCTATCCTTAATTCAACTACATACAATACTTTCCTAGCTGCTGATGGTGGTCAAGAGAGTGTGATAGACATACAGTTACCTTTTACAGACAATGTTACTGAGTCCAGAAGACTAGCTCTCATTACCCTAGAACGTAATAGACAACAGTTGACAGTACAAGCTACGTTTGGTCTTAGGGCTTTTCAAGTTCAAGTAGGCGATATTGTAAGGCTTAACAACACTAGGTTTGGCTGGATTGATAAAGAGTTTGAGGTTGTAACTTGGGACTTTGGTGTACAACCTGACTATGATCTGCTTGTCAATATGACACTGAGAGAGATCAGTGAGTCTGTGTTTGATGACCTTTCTGATGGTGCAGTATATGAGAGTGATAATACAACATTACCTTCAGTTTTTGATGTTCCAGCAGTATCTATAAACACCGCACAAGATTACCGTATTATTAATGAACACGTAACTAACGTGCTTGTTATTGATATTGGATCAGGTTCTCCTGAACGTGTAGATTATGTAGAAATAGAATATAAGAAGTCTACAGATACTACTTATGCTATATTAGGAACAGGAGACTTAGGTAGGTTTGAGATACTAGATATTGAAACCCCCTTAGCTACAGACACCACAGAAATATTCTACGATATACGAGCAAGAGCTATCAATTCATTTGGGGTAAAAGGTGATTTTACTACAAAACAAATAGAGGTAGAGGCTGATACGGTTGGCCCATCTGCACCAGCAACCTTTGAGTCTCAGTTATCGGGCGGCACTTTATTCTTCAACTGGACAGCTTCTACTGATCTTGATTTGTCGTATTATAAGATATTGCACAACTCTTCTACTACGGCAGTTTTTGAGGATGTAGGGGAACTTCCTATAATTCAGAAGGTTGCTAGGCCAGCTACATCAGTTACTTATCCAGCTATCTCAGGAACCTTCTTTATCGAACCCTATGATAAGTCAGGTAATGCTGGCACTACAGCTTCTCTGGTTATTCAACCTTCTGAACTGCCTGAATTAGGTACATCACAGACTGACACTGAGAACCCAAATTTCGCTGGTACAAAGACTAACATAGCTATAGCGACTGGGCCAAACCCTGACGAATTAAGGCTGGCTAGTTTTGCTACTGCACCCTCTACAGGTACATATGAGTTCACAGGATACTTAGACACAGGTTCATTTAGAACTGTAAGAGTATCAACTAATTTAACATCAACAAGACATCACGCTAATGCTTCTGGGGGATTAGTAAATTGGGATGACATCCCTAACAACTGGGATACTTGGCCTAATAATTGGGATGACTGGTCAGATGAAAACCAACCCTATGGGGATTTTAATGTAGCAATTTACGTTGCGGCAACAAGTGATGATCCATCTGGAACACCTACTTGGGGTGCTTGGCAGATAGCTGCTGGTGAAATAACAGCCAGAGCAGTTAAGTTTAAAATAGAGTTTGAAAGCTCAACTGATGGTGTATCACCAAGCGTGAGCGTCTTAGAAGGAATAATAGAGTATTAATATGGCACAACATGACTATAACATAGCTAACCAAACAGCACCTAATGCTAGAACCGACATTAACAATGCGTTAAGTGCAATTGCAACCAATAACTCAGGGGGTTCAGCACCTAGTACGACCTATGCTAATCAGTGGTGGTATGATACGGGTTCTAATCTTTTAAGGATAAGGAACGAGGCTAATACAGACTGGATTACAGCAGCTTACTTAGATAGTAGTACTTGGAAAATAATAGATAACACACCTGTTGTTAATACGTCTGGTACACAAACTGGATTACTGGGGGATCAAGCTACATCAACATGGACCTCTGGGACGGGAACTGTTGAAAGCCTTATATCACCAGCTAAATTAAAAGCTGCAATCGTAGCTCAACCTACTGTTACTATCGTGCGAGGAGCTACATCGACTGCCACTACTTCTCTAACTCACGTAGCTAGTCATGGTCAGTCATCTAGGCCAGATTTTGTTTGGGGTGAAGTAATTATCACCTCTGCACAGCATGGGTATGCGGTTGGTGACTGTATTAAAGTCGGCAATGTCTATGAGAGAGATCAAGACGATAGACATTTAACTGTTTGGGGTAATTCTACGCAAATGGGTTTATCTACAAACCTATACTACACTTATATGTATGTATCCCACAAAACTACAGGTGCAGATGCGCTATTAACAGGCCAGTCTATTAGAATTTGTGGAGTGTGGTACGACTAAATGTTAAGTTTTTTTTATCGTAGGCTATTAAGGGAAATAAAAAAATGGTTGGTCAAAAAACATCAAAGGTATACAAACTAGGAACACGTAGCTTACAGAACTTGTCAGGTGTAAACCCTGATATGCAAGCTGTAGTTAAGAAAGCAATAGAGATCACTGAGGTAGACTTCACAGTTATCGAAGGCATACGTCATATTGATCGTCAAAGACAACTGCTCAAAGAAGGTAAGTCAACTACTCTTAACTCAAGACACATCACAGGTCATGCTGTAGACATGGTTCCTTGGCCTGTAGATTGGGAAGACTTAGATAGGTTTGAAACTATGGCTAAAGCCATGAAGGATGCAGCAGAAGAGCTTGACATTTCCATCGTATGGGGTGGTGACTGGAAGAGCTTCTATGATGCCCCTCACTTTGAACTTGATCGTAAGAAGTACCCATCATGAGTAGAGAAGAAGATAATTGGCACCTCTCTAGGAGTGTACCTATAACCCTTATCTTCGGTCTTATAGCTCAAGCAGCAGCTATAGTTTGGACTGTCTCTATGATGATGTCAGATATTGAACGTAATGGTGAAGAGATCATGCGTCTACAATCCAGACTATCTATCGTAGAAGATGCTACACAAAGACAAGCAATATCTATGGCCCGCATAGACGAAAACATTAAAGCAATCCGACAATCAGTAGAGAAAATGGCTAATGACCAGTAAGGATTGTTATGATAGACCCATTCACTGCCCTAGCCGCGGTAAAGAGTGCTGTCAGTGCAGGTAAAGAGCTTGTCTCAGTTACTAAACAAATTGGTGAGTTCTTTGATGGTGTCGATGAACTAAGGAACAACCACAATAAGAAAAAGAATAGTCTCTTCTCAGGTGATGATGAGAACAGTATGGAGACTTTCGTGAAGCTACAGAAGGCAAAGGATGCTGAAGAAGAGCTAAGAGCCATTGTGATAGCTACCAGAGGTTACTCCGCTTGGGGTGAGTTACAAGAAATAAGAGCTAGAACACGTAGGGAACGTAAAGAGAGAGAGGCTGCTGAGAAGCTCCGTAAGCAAGAGATAGTAGAGAAGGTAATTATTATTGGGGGTACTCTGATTGTGTTGTCTATTATAACTGGTATCGGAGTGCTTCTGATAATGTCCTCAAAGGGGATGTTATAATGGGTTTAGAAGCTAAGGGTACTTTCCCCTTTCAGATGTATCAGATCCCTGAGTTTACAGCTACTACAGTGACTACAGCACCTACTCCCCCAGCTAAGGTTAGTTCTGATAAGCCAAAGGTTGTAGAGCCAGCTACACGTAGTGAGGTTACCATAAGGCTAGATAAGTACTGGCAAGAGAAGGCTGAAGAACTCTTAAACAGACAGAGAAGCATGGCTGAGATAGCCTACAGCCCAAATGGTAGGGTCGTAGCACCTATAGAGGTAGGTAAAATACTAGACGTAGAGGTTTGATATGGAAACTATACTAGCTTGGAAACTACTACCACGACTTATGATGGTAGTGATGACACTTATGTATATACGTGTAATAGAGTGGGGCATTAGTTTAGATGACTTAAGTACTCAACAGAGTGCTATGATTAGTGTCGTAAGTGGTGCTATGACTGGTACGATAGCCGTTTGGCTGGGGAGTGAAAAGAAATGATTGGTCAGATAATAGGTAGTGTAGTTGGTCTAGCAACAAGTGTGATCGACAGTAAGACACAGATTAAACTCACTGAGGCTGAGATAAAGAAGAAACAGCTTACAGGTGAGATAGACTGGGATCTAGCTGCTATAGAGGCTACAAAAAACTCATGGAAAGACGAATGGATAACCCTACTGTTCAGTATTCCCCTGATACTAGCCTTTTGTGGTGATTGGGGTAATGCTATAGTACAGGCTGGTTTTGCTGCACTTGAGACTATGCCAATATGGTATCAGTATTCCCTTGGAGGGATCGTATCAGCATCCATAGGAATCAGATCAGTATCTAAATTCTTCGGTAAGTAATAACAACAAAAAGACTACCCCAGACAAACTTAAGCCCCTGTATCCTTAGTTGGACGCAGGGGCTTTTTTCATTGTGTCATTGCTCTAAACGTACTGGTTAAAGACTTTAGTAGATTACTCAGTGTAAAGTAAGCATAGTCTACTTCTTGTTGTAGTTTATGTACCTTCCAGACCAAGTAGAGTGTAATACCTAAGTGTACTAAGTCTACTGACTGATCTAGGCTTATCATTTCTTACTCTCCACCTGTATGAGTTTAGCTAAATACCAGTCAGCCTTCTTAAGATCCTCTAAGCCATTCTTGTAGCGCCACCTATGAAGGTACTTAGCTATATTCCCTCGTAGGTAGCCTACAAACTCATCCTTGCTTAGGAAGTCCTCGATGTATTTAATACACTCAATAGTGCCTTGTCCGTAGTGTGGTGGACTATTTACATTATCAGGTTCCATCTTACCTAAATCCCACTTAGCCATTATAGTCTCCTATGTTAAGTCTACGAGTTCACAAGTATCACCACTGCAAGCCATTGTTTGACTACCAGCAGTATTATCTTCATTCTCATACTCTGAAAGTTCAGACCAGTCAATAGCCTTTGGCATAATAGATAACAATTCTTCGTAGTCCTCTTTAGTGCAGTCCTGATAGGGTGCTTGCTGGTAAGTATGATCTGAGTGAGGTAAGAACGATACCCCTGACATCTCATCAAAGTGCTTGTAGACAAATGCACCCACTTCCATCCACTCCTCATCACGTACTGAGATCGTCACTGAGGGCTTATGCTCACACCATGAGCGTTGATACGTCAACCACATTTCTAGTTGCTCTACGGCTGTCATATCGTTTCTAGTGACTGCTCCTGGTGGAGACTTGATAGGGAAGCTAAAGACTGTAGTTGTGTCGCCCTTCATCACACATGGTTCGTTAGGTACACCCTTATCAATCATAAACTTCGTCAGCGGGTCCTTGTTATCTCCACGCACAGTACGAACATAGTAAGGGCTATGACGAGCATGGATGCCACTAGCAGAATCAACAAGTTGGGAGACAGTACCACTTGGTTTAACGCAACTGATAGCAGCAGAAGCAGGGATGTTAAGGCGTTCAGCCCACTCAGCATTCGTAGATATTGCAACATCTTTTAACCTTTCTAATGTTTTATCAAGACCAGCATTTTGACTGGTAGTTAATCTGTTGTCCATAATGCCCGTTAGGGATACACCTAGTAATCTCTCCTCTTCTGTATTCTTGTTCCAGATCTTACGCAAGTAAGGGAACTTAGTCATAGATGATTGGATAGTACCTAGTATCGTAGCTAGGCGTACCTTACGCTCTAAATCATCAAGGGTGTCTGTAGCCCGTACCACAACCTCTGTCAAGTTACAAAATTGATTTGGCCTAAGTATGATTTCGCTACAGGGGTTAGTACCGAACTCGTAGTTAGGATCTCTACGTCCATTCTTAGCTGCTTGTACCTTGCTTGCTTGACGGTTAAAGACACCACGTTCCCCTGACTTACTTTCCACTAGGGCTTGCCACTCCCGCATGAATGTCTCCATGTCAGGCTTCTCTGTGTAGCTCACACTATTGTTAGCCAATGCACGATGGGCTGCTGTTTCCCACCACTGTCCTGACTTAGCGTGACGCATACGATCATCAGATAAGTTAGACAAGCTAATCATAGCACTACGACGAACACCACCAACTACAACAATCTGACCGATAAAACACATAAGGTCATGGCACTCAATACTTGACAACTTACGACCTTGTGCGTTCTTAAATGTCTGAATGGTAAAGTTAAACAGTTCAACTAAAGGTGCAGGTCCAGATGCTCTACCACCAAATGTCTTTAGTCGTGAGCCAGCAGGACGTACAAGACCAATGTCCCATTGAGGAATCTCACCAGACCACAACAAAGCCAACAGTTGACGATAAGCCTTTGCCCAACCTTCTTTACTATCTTTAACTACGATTGTGGTTTCTGATGGAAACAATAGCTCTGGAACTTCTGGTAACTTCTGAATGTATTGACGCTCTACTGAGAAACCTACACCTGTACCACACAACAAGATAAACATAGCCTCATCAAACGCTTTAGGGTCATCTACAGCCAAGTAGCTACAGTTGTACCCAGCGGTGTTGTCACGGGCCAGTGCTGGACCAGCAGTCATCATAGCTCGCATAGAGGGCATAACTTCTAGGTTTAAGATAGCATCCCGTAGTTGGTTGACATAAGAATCATTACCAGCTTTAGGGCGTACCACATTATCCATGTAGCGTTCTACTGTATCTCCCCAATCCTCACGGCCCTCACCGTCGATATACTTAGCGTAGCGAGACTTAGCAATAAAAGTCTGGTAGTCAGTTGGTAGGTAATTATTCATCGTTAGTCTTTCCTCTCGCTCTCATAGTCTTATCTTCTTTTAGCCAAACCATACGGTCGATATCTGATCTAGCTATGCCAATGTCTAGTAGCTCTTTATCTGTTAGTTGGTTAAGCTGTTTGATTGCTATCCTATGGGTTCGCCATGTCGCAAGATAGTTCATGTAACGCCAGAACCATGACATACCTGTCCTCTTCTTACTCATCGATTATCACCTGACCCTTGTAGTGTACCGTTCTTTACACGGGCATTTAACTTCTCCATATTCAACTCAATAATCTTAACTAAGCTACCACCAAAGATATTAGACAGAGCTACAGTATAAAATAATACGTCACCTAACTCTTTCAAGACTGCATCATCATCAATCCTGTTGTCACGAAATAGCTTCTTAATCTTCTCCGATACCTCACCAGCTTCACCAGTCAACCCTAGAGCATTCTCAATCAGTCGCTCCCGACCTTTAGTAATCATTTTGTCCTCTACAAACTGGGAATACATATCAATCATATCTTTCATATCTCTCGCTGTAATCATCCGTATAATCCTTTCAATCTTTCTAGTGATACAAATTCGGGTTCATAGACCCCTTGCCTTATTTCTCTCTTAACTACACAACCTTTCCACCAATCTCTATTTGCCTGTCCAGCCCACGTTTCTTCTGAGCCTTTGTAGCAACCCGCAACCAAACCGATAATCCCATTAGGGTGTGCGCCATCTTTAAACTTAAGATCACGTTTATGACTATGCCCACAAGTAGAACTGTGATTACGATTGGCGAGTAAGCTATTAGCGTGATGTAAACCAGACATAGCTGAACCAAAATTACCACTACTAAAGAAGTGAGCGTAAGAAACGCCATCGTAGTCAGCGATAGCGGGGGCGCTATTAGTGTATTCGTGGTATTCGTCGAACCAGTGGTCTGTTTGAAGATGGCTGAAGGAAATCCCGTACTTGTCTCCCTGTAGTCTTGGGTCGTGTGCGATAGCCTTTTTGATTCTATTCTCATGGTTCCCCTCAAAGCCAATCCAATATGGTCGCTTATACTTTCTTTCGCTAGGTTTCTTCCGTAGACGATCCATTGCCTCATTGTAGCAGTTGATGTCCTGTTCGTAGTTCTGACTAACTATAGCCTCTGGGTAACGTGTATCAAAGGTGTTAAGGGAGCGCATATCAGCACCATCACCTAAGTCAATTATGTAGGTAGGGTTTACCTCATAGATTAATTCCCCTAGCCAGTCGAAACGCTCATTTCCCGTCGAGGGGTCTGAGTGAGCGCATGAGAATACTACTGCTGTCTTAGCTGTCATATCGGGTATCCATTTCAAATTCTATTAGTATGGGTTCGATTGATCTGTAGAAGTGTTTCTGAAACTCATAAGCTGCATCAAAGGAGACAAACGGGATCTCTTCATCAAACATAACCTTACTTGGGTTTCTTTCTTGGGGATCTTCTACTCTACAGTTTAACCAGTAATTACCATCTTCGTCTTCATAGGGGCCATCAAGAACACGATGGACTTTAATCAGGATTGTAGTAGCCATTCGTCGGGTATCCTTTTATCTGCGTACAAGAACCCATGCTTATTGCACCAATCCCCATATGTACTCTTCGCACCTTTGTATAACTTAGACCTAGAGTTAGAGAAGACAAACCTTATGTCGAGGAAGGGGTGTTGTCTCTTGATTACTAGATGCTTCTTTCTATCTGCTGCTACAAACCTACCCTTGGATTCTATGATGATACCATTAGGTAATTTAAAGTCAGGAGTGTAAGTCTTGTTCTCGATAAGTTGCCACTGAACTTTTAGCTTCTCATATTCAAACTCTACACCTCTATCTTTAAGATCCTTAGCTATGTCATCCTCTAAACCAGATCTGTAGCCATTCTTTATTGCGTGTCTTCTACGTTCACTGGTGGTTCCCATAGCTCCCCTTCCTTACGTCTTAACCAGAGTAACCTTCCACACTCTATGGCATGGTCTCTATCCCCTTTGTAAGCTTCAAGAGCTGCTTTCCAGAAGTCTTCCTCTGTCTTACAGTCCTTGTATATCTGAACGGCTTTCTTAGGGCCAATTCCAGGAGCGCCACCTATGTTATCTACCTTATCGCCTGTCAATAACTGAGTGTAGAAAGATCTTACAGCTTCTTCCTTACTGACCTTTGTGAAGGTTTCCTTAGTTAGGTTGTAGTGATGACAAGGTATTTGCATAAAATCCTTATCTGTGGAGGCTATAATAGTACTAGGTCCAAGCCTAGTTGCCTCTATAGCTATAAGATCATCTGCTTCTTCTCCTTCGCTAGTGATAGCATTATAGTTTATAGTTAAGTAATCCCTTAGTAGAGGCAGGTATCTGGGCTTTACTGCTGCTACTCTATTGCCCTTATAGACCTTCTTGGTAGCTATGGAATACCTGAAGTTACCTTTGCCTGTAAGGTAGACGGTGTACTCATCAGGGAGACTGAATAATGTAGTTTTATCCAGTATATCCCCCATAAGCTCATCTACCTTACTCTTGGCATCCTCAGGAAAGTCTTTCTCAGTAACATGTGCTGCACGATAAGCTACAATGTCACCGTCAATTAAAACCTTCCCATCTATCATCAGAAGCTCCCAAAGACCATCTTACCATCGTCCTTCTCAAAGGCTACATCTGTAACATAACAAAACCCAGCTGACTTAGTTGCGTCAGTATATGCGTTAGATAAGCCCCAGAGATCATCTATGTTGTGACGCTCAATAACATTCTTACCCTCAAACCCATCGTCTTCACTGTCGCTCTCAAAGATGATTGTTACCTTCATTTGACTACCCCACCATAAACATTTTATCGTCTTCAGTTGGCTCTCCTGAAGTATAGGGTACATGCTCAGTAATACCCACATTAAGAAGACGTACACCAGCACCATTAGAGTAAGTCTCAAATTGAACCTTAGCTTTAGTACCGTTACCTAGAGGTCCATCTTCCTCAAAGCTCCATAGTGTCTTCTTGTCCATACCGTTTGTAAGGTTGACAATGTTTGGTGCGCCACCGTAGTCCTTCTCAAAGGGCTTACCATAGCGGTCAGTAAAGTTCTTAACGTCTTTAACCATACGCTTGAGCTTCATGT